ACTTTTTGCACTTTCATTTGTATGCCCTCACCCTTTCCGAAGTAGTAGTTTGGTATATACCTACCGACGCACCAGTGTAGTAAAACAACTTACTACAATATAAGGGAGGTAAAATAATGAGGAGGTGGGCGGGGATGGATGGTAAAGTGTGCCTCACCCTAAAGAAGATTTGAAGTGAGGTGTGTGGGGCTACACTTGCTTTACTTTATACACCGGATTGCATTGGAATGGTTATGACCAAATCAATGACTGGCTCTTTTTACCTGACTGAAACTGTAACTTTACCCATTGCCGCCGCCGATTTATCCGTGGTTCAAGCAACTGTCGATCTATCAGCATATGTGAATGTCCCAACAGGACAAGCGATCGCCATTGAATCTGTAGACTTTGTATTTCAAAACGGCTCAGAATTCACAGCAAGAGCAGAAGGGATGTTGGCAACCAATGGAGCGATTACGGCTCAACTAACTGACCTCAACCCTGGAACGGCTTATGTTCGTGCAGATTCCCAATCTCTAATAGCATCGGCTGGTCTAAACATCGATGTTACGAATAACATTACTTCTTATCATTCTGACATCTATCCAGATAACTTCGGCCCTTCTTCATTGTCTGAAGCATTCTTAGTAGTCAATGATACATTATATTTGACCTCTGGCCCTGCTGGCGCGGTGATTGGAACTTCCAATGTTTATGTTACTGCTCGTATTCGATGCAGAGTTGTCAAACTATCGACTAAAGACTGGATGGCTATCGCAATACAATCCACAGCCGAGGCTTGATACTATGGCTAACTTCTGCCATGAATGCGGAACGGCTACGCAAGGGAATGCAAAGCCTTCCCATTCCCACATGGACGTGAAGGTTAAAGTGAAGAGAACCAGAAAACCTTCAGCATACAATCTTGAATACAAGAAACAATATGCTAAACTAAAAAAGAAACATCCTCGATCTAAGTTTGCAGCACTGGCAAAGAAGGCACATGTAGCAACAAGGAAGGTGCGTAGATAATGGCCAAAGAAGCACAAACAACTAAAGCATTAACTGGACCTAGACAACTAAAACTTATGGTTCCTGAATATCAAGGGACTTACGATGGAGGTTTCCCTGCATACAAGACTTGGTTCCCTGTGGATAACTCCATTGCTTTTGAGGGCAAACTAGATGTTAACTTGGCTCTCGATGATTTAACCATGTTTCCTCAAGCGGCTATACTTCAAGATCCGGGCATTTATTATAAAACTGCTTCACCTATTCCCGAAGACCCTGCCAATGATTTGATTGTGTTGGACATCGTTTCAATAAAGAGATTGAATATCTCTAATGTTATAGCCCAAATGGGAACATTAAATAATGCACCTGGTATGATGGGAACCGTTGATGACTTCCATCAAATTATTATGGGAACCTTCAGACATATGGGACAGAATTCTCAATTAGCAACTCCTTCGGCTATTCAAACATTAATTGATGCTAAGGACTTCTCTAGTGCATCGCCATTCGCTCAAGATACTTTATGGTGTTATCGAATTCTAATTGCAAGGACAAGTGACTTATCGGCAATATATCTTTCAGCACCAGCATCGAGGTTTATTATTCAGGTAATAGTTGGTCAAGAGAAGGATCTGCCTTACATGATGCGACTTAAGAATTCATACGAACTTCAACAGTTGTGATTAAATGACATATTACCTCAAAGGCCGCCTTGCAATATTTACTTGGATGGCCTATGAAACTTATGAGGATGTTACCGCGGAAGAAGGAGATTGGTTTTGGGATGCTTTCAAAATAGCCCAGTTCACTGCGGGTTCAGTTTTCCTTTTTATGCCAGAGATTAGATTCGTAGGTCCAAAGGTTGCTGAAAGTTTAGTGAATGTAGCCGGGCGTCTTACGTGGAGTGCCGCTACTTCTCCTGTAGGACTTGCATTAATTGCTTCAGCCGCGCTCTATGGTGCAGGGGCAGTTGTATCGAACAAGATAGATCCTATCCATGGTGTGAGTAATTACATTGGATTTACTACTGGTGGTAAATATGGTGAGAGTGATATTCATTACTGGAGTGGTGACGCTAATGATACAGGTTATTTCAATGTCCCTGAGAATTTATCCATCATAGGGGGGCATTACTATGCACAGGCTCAACAATCTGCAAGTGAGACCGAGAAGAGATGGCTACAGCGATGGGAAGAAACAAAAAGAGAATATTACTCGAAGCCTACATGGGTGTGAATATGTTCGAAGAGTTAGAGAAAAGAGTTCAACGCCTGGAGCGATTGATCTATTTACTCATTGGACTTCAGATTCCCGACCTTCTTCCTTATCTCGGTGTGCTTTAATCCTCTTCAATAATTTTCATATTGATGCAAACTTGATTATCGCATTTAGGGCATTGCCAAACATATCGGCGACCTTCAAAAAATCCATCATCATTGAATGGGCCATCCCAAAGATGGAGTTGCTCCATTCCAATGGGGCCATTCTCGCCACAACCACAAGCGACCTGCATTGAGAAGGCACTCATTCTTCTTCACCTATTATATCATCATAGATCTTTTCAATTGCGTCTATCGTTTCTTGTTTAATTCCAATCATCTTCTGAAGGTCGCTTAAATGGAATAGATCCATTACTTCTCCATCAATATAAATCCAAACTGCCAGTCTTCCACATGGTTTTAATTGAAATCGTGGCTCACTCATTCAAATTCCACCAGAGACTTTTGCTTGTTTGCTTCTTTGATTACATCGAAGAGTAATTCTTCAACGGTTTTCTTGAATTCTGGGTTTAATTCCTTTGAATGTTCTATGGATGCGGTTGCTAAAAGGTTCGATACTTTTGCCCACTTGTTCTTCTGCCTGGTTAACTCGATCAATTCAGAGGTTGCATCTATGCCATGATGATAATTGAGTAGTCCTACCCGTACCCATTTGCTGAAATTCTCCATTTTTTGACTGATTTTCATCGTCTTTTCATCTAAACTCACTACTTTTTGCACTTTCATTTGTATGCCCTCACCCTTTCCGAAGTAGTAGTTTGGTATATACCTACCGACGCACCAGTGTAGTAAAACAACTTACTACAATATAAGGGAGGTAAAATAATGAGGAGGTGGGCGGGGATGGATGGTA